GTCCCCAGGTGGTGGGATATTGTTGATTCTTACACGTTGGCATGATGACGATCTTGCAGGGCACTTACTTACTGCAGCAAAAGATGGCGCAGATCAGTGGGAAGTAGTTGAGTATGCAGCGATAGCTGAAGAAGATGAAACTTATCGTAAAGCGGGCGAAGCTCTGCACCCAAGTCGCTATAGTGAAGAAGCATTACATCAAATAATGCGCGCTATTGGTCCGAGGGATTGGTCAGCTCTTTATCAGCAAAAACCAGTTTCTGATGAGGGTGACTATTTTAGTCGTGAAATGATTCGTTATTTTGATATGGATTCGCTAGACACGGAGCGTTTAAAGTATTATTGTGCATGGGATCTAGCTATAGGTAAAAAGGATAGAAACGACTTTTCTGTTGGTCTTGTAGTTGGTGTAGATGAATACGATAATATGTTCGTTGTCGATGTAGTTAGAGGTCGTTTTGACGGTTTTGAGCTAGTCGAGAACATATTAGACCTTTATGAGGTCTGGAAACCTGGTATCGTGGGTATAGAAAAAGGTCATATTGAAATGGCCTTGGGTCCGTTCCTAGAGAAACGTATTAGAGAGCGACAGTTGTATGAGGCCTATTTTAGAGACCTCAAAGTTGGAAAACGAGATAAAGAAGCTAGGGCACGAGCCATCCAAGGACGGATGCAACAAGGGTTGGTGTACTTTCCTAGGGATTCAGTTTGGACTGGTACTCTCGTTACGGAGTTGCTCCGTTTCCCGAACGGAACCCACGATGACCAAGTTGATGCTCTAGCATGGATAGGTTTAATGATGGCTGAATTTGCTACTTATTCAGAACCAATTGTTCATGTAGCATCTTGGAGAGATAAACTGAAGTATATTACTAAACCCAGTAAACACAAAAGTTCGATGAGTGCCTAATGCCAGATCATAACAAGTCTAAGAAGTCAGAAAACGATAAGTATGAACTGCAAGAAGTAGCTCGAAAGCAGTTTGAAGCTTATGAACGCGCAAAAGATGCGGGCCATGAAGACTACATGGAGATCGCAAAGCGTTGCGACAGGTTCTATAGAGGTCAACAATGGGATCAGGCTGATATATCAGCACTAGATGACCAAGGTCGCCCTGCTCTTACTATAAATACCATTTTACCTACAATTAATACCGTCCTAGGCGAACAAAGTACGCGCAGGGCAGATATTAAGTTCAAACCTAGAAGCAGTGGTATTCAAGAAACCGCTGATGCACTTACAAAAGTCTTCTTACAGATATCTGAAAACAATAATCTACATTGGTTAGAGTCGCAGGTGTTCGCGGATGGTTTGATCCAAGATCGCGGATATTTCGATGTACGGTTGGATTTTTCCGACAGTCTGATGGGCGAAGTGCGTATTACTGCCAAAGATCCACTAGACATACTTATTGATCCAGATGCAAAAGAGTATGACCCCCGAAGTTGGAACGAGATCTTTGAAACCAAGTGGATGAGTCTGGAAGATATCGAAGAGCAATATGGGGAAGAATATGCAGACCAGCTACGAATCATAGGGGAAGGTGGTAACAGTTATGGTCCAGATTCTATGGAGTATCACGAACAGCGATATGGTGATACTGAGAATATGTACTCAACCACATTCACTAACAACCCAGAAGAAAACAAAAGCATACGATCTATTCGAGTAATCGAACGTCAACATTATAAGATGAAAGAATGTATGTTCTACGTTGACCCTATTACAGGTGACCAACGTTCAGTTCCATATGAGTGGAGCAAGGAGAAAACAGAACAGTTTGCGGAGCAGTTTGGTTTACATATCATGAAGAAGAGAGTTCGTAAGGTACGCTGGACAGTAACAGCTGACCGCGTAGTTTTACATGATGACTGGTCTCCATATGATGAATTTACCATAGTTCCTTACTTTCCTTACTTCCGAAGAGGTCGCCCATTCGGTATGGTAAGAAACCTAATATCACCTCAAGAGCAGTTAAACAAAATTACTTCTCAAGAGCTGCACATTGTAAATACCACAGCTAATAGTGGTTGGATAGTAGAATCTGGTTCACTGTCAGGCATGACGGTAGATGATTTAGAAGAACACGGTGCCGAAACTGGTTTGGTTCTTGAATATAATCGAGGATCCACACCTCCAGGAAAAATACCACCTAATCAAATTCCAACAGGTCTAGATAGAATTAGTCAAAAATCAGCCATGCACATAAAGCAGATTAGTGGCGTATCTGATTCTATGTTAGGCACAGATGGACCTGAAGTATCAGGCATAGCTATCAAAGCTAAGCAGAATCGTGGTGTATTAATGATTCAGGTGCCTTTGGATAACCTTACAAAAACTAGGCATTATTTAGCTGAAAAAATCTTACATATGGTGCAAAGGTACTATTCAGAAGAAAGAATCATTCATATTACAGATGAAGCAGATCCTTTCAAAGCTAGTATACCGGTTCGTGTAAACGAGATAAGTCCAGAGGGTAGAATAGTAAATGATCTTACACTTGGTGAGTACGATGTGGTCGTAGATACTATGCCAGCTCGCGACAACTTCGATGAGGTTCAATTCGCTGAAGCTATTGAACTACGAACAGTAGGTGTCCCAATTCCAGATGATATGATCGTAGAGTACTCACATTTAGCACGTAAAGCTGATATTGCACAGCGAATACGAGCTTTACAAGGACTTGAACCACCAACTCCGGAACAACAACAACTACAGGCCTTTCAAATGGAAACACAAATTAGATCTGCACAGCTTGAAATTGCTAAAATGGAAGCCGAGGTTCAAAGAACTCAATCTGAAGCACAACTTAATGCAGCTAAAGCTCAATCTGAAGCGGCTGATCCACAAGTTAAGATTGCTGAGTTGCAGAATAAGATACAAATCAAACGCGAAGAGCTCGCACTTCGTGAACGTTTATCAGCTATGACTAATGATATGCGTAAGAACCAATCTGATACGGCAGCCGCAGCTAAGTTAGCTACTGTTGCTATAAAACCCCCAAACCGTTAATTATGGAGATTAAAAATGGCGAAAGCGAAAAAAACCAAAGAACCTGAATTACTTCCTGTTACAACTATACCAGGGGCCGATCCTGTAAGTGAGGAAGATAGCAAAGGTTTTACTGTAGATATGAACTTTTCTGATGTACCAGTATCTGAAGAAGCTACAGAAGAAGCTACAGAAGAAGCTACAGAAGAAGTTACAGAAGAGGCTACAGAAGAAGTAGCTGAGCAAGCAGAACCCACCGAAGAAGAAACTGTATTTCCTGCTGAAGAAACTACCGAAGAAGTCGAAGAAATCGAAGAAGCGGCTGAGGTTCAGTCTCAAGTCACTGATGATTTTGGGAATGAGGTCGAAGTTGAGCAGGAAAAAGCACCTATGGTGCCAAAATCACGTTTAGATGAGGTTCTTCAAAAGCAAAAAGCGCTACAAAAGCAACTAGATGACCTAAAAGCAGAGAAGTTACCTAAAGTAGAAGAGCCTACTGAGTATGATTTTGCTGCAAAAGAGACAGAGTACCAAGATTTACTCTTAAATGGTGAAGCTGAAAAGGCTTCTGCACTACGAAATGAGATTAGAGAAGCTGAAAAAGCTCAATATATGTATGAAGTAGAGCAAAGAGTAGGTCAAAAGGTTCAACAAAACACTGAATATACTGAACTACAGCAGAAAGCTTTAGAACTTCAGAAGCAATACCCAATTTTAGACGAAAATACTGCAGATTTTAATAAAGATATAGTCGATGAAGTGATAACTTTGCGCGATGCGTTCATGACTAAAGGTCAAACAGGCCCTGATGCCTTACAAAAAGCTGCAGAATACGTCTTAAAAGTAAAAACACCGGAACTAGTAACTACTAAACCTACACCCGAAGCGAAAAAAGACATAGAACGTAAGAAAAAAGCTAATGTTTCCAAGAAAATGGAGGCTTCTAAGGCTCAACCCCCCCAAATGGCTGGAGAAAGTCAGAATGTTAAGGATTCAAAGGTCGTTGACATTAACCGTTTGAGTGAAAAAGAGTTTAATGCCCTTCCAGAAGAGACATTAAAGCGTTTACGTGGTGATTTTGGTTAAAAGATAGTTTATTATGCAATTATTCG